AATTGGTGAATATCTTTCCAAAGCATTGTATTTATCTGTCCTGTCAGATAGGCTACTTCTTCGCCTTGCATCGGCATTGCGGATGCTACGGCGATGTCGTCGCACAGGTGCCGCAGTTCATGCTCGAAAGAGTTCAGGAATTGTGCCTGGGATGACGCCAATCCTACGACTACGACAGACCTTCGCCGGGTCTTGTTGGAATAGGTGAATCCCGAATCCATATCGGCCTTTTCCAAATTTTCCCGTACTCGCTCCATAATTGGCCTGGGACACTCTATCTGTTCCAAAGAAAAAAGGATAGAGCGCGTGTGATAGCCATGTACGGCGAAGTAAAACCGCACATGCCAATCATAGTTCTCTATCCTCAGATCCCGCAGCTTCATGTCGTTGAATACACTTTTTGAATCCTCACATACGGTCTTTCGAGCCGCGTTCTGGATTTGATTCTGTTACAGGACATCTTCCCACGGAACATTTGTTCCCGACCCTATCAGATCGGCGAAATATCGTGTGAAGGGCAGCCCGGGATAGGCGTCTTCATCGTCGATGAAATCCTTGACGAACAGGGCCAGGTGTTGTTCATCGGCAATGGATGATCCCCAGTAATCGGCCCGGGCCATATTCGCGACATATACACAGTCGTAGCCGTTGTCGTGCTTGAGCTCGATACCGTTCGTCTTGAGCAATTTGTCGATCTGCTCTTTGGTGATGGGTTCTATTTTCTTCCCGTCGCGGTCCTTCATGCGGCTGACGGCAAATTCACACATTTTCTTCGAAAAGGACCATCCGTTTTTTTCGAGGTATGCGCGAATATCTGCCGGCATGGAGTCCCTTGCGTCCAATCTTTCTCTGTCCATAGGTTTCGCTGTTAAAGAGAGGGGATTTCTCCCCTCTCCGGATTCGTTTTACCGGCGGAATCTGGAGTAGGGTCCGGTTCCCCGGACACCTCTTCGTTCGCCATATCCGTCGCTGCCGTATTCTCCGCCACGCTCACCGTAGCCGTCGGGCATGTAGCCTCCCGTGTGACGCTCCCCGTAGCCGTCGCGCATTTCGCGTTTGGCATCCTCGTAGCCACACTCGTAGGCTTCGCGCATCTTGCGTTCGATTTCTTCACGCTCGCCGTACCCGTCACCGCGGTACCGGCCTTCGATTTCCCACATTCTCATGATTTGCTTGTTTTAGCAGACATTTGCGATTTAAGAAAGGCGTCCAGCGATGACTTCATGGAGGCGAACTCCGTTTGCATCTGACGAAGTTGTCCCACCTCTGCCCGCAGCTCCTGGAGCTCCTTGTCGCGTTGCGCCTGACCCGCGTACGCGGGATTCACTTCGCGCATGATCTGATCGAAAACTTCCAGATTGGCCTTGTGTTTTTCGTAGGAATCCACAACGGACTGGCTCTGCTGCTTTGCCGCATTGATGGCGTCTATGAGCCGTTCGCGGGATGTCGTGACCGTGAGTCCGTCCTTTGTCACCATATCGGCATTTACCGGGACGACCCATTTCTGGTCCCCTACCGGGAAGCTGACGGAAGGCTGCGCCGGGGGAAAGTTCCCGGGAGCGGGGAAATAGGGCTGTGGCGCCTCTTCAAGCGTCGCCATGTAGTATTTGGGAGTTCCGCGCATATCGAGTACATATACCGGAGCGCCTTTGGTTAAATTCGCAAACATCTTCGGTTAATTGTTTTTTGAAAGCTCCGGAGGGGCGGTTTCCCCTCCTGAAGCCTTCGGTTTATTATTGGTTAAACGGCCCCTGTCATCAGTTGCAGGGTGTCGGTCTGTTTGTCGTAGAAGAGCTGGAATACACCCGTCCCCGGAATATCGGACACGGTGACATTGGCTCCGTTGTACGTGGTCACATTCTTGGTCACGCCGTTGGTTTCGAACAACACGGGAAGCGTGCCTGTCGTGCCTGCGGGTATTGCCTGCGACAGCTCGACCAGGACTATCCCCCTGTACCAGGAATTGGCAAAGGCGTGGTTTTGGAATGAGAACACGACATCGGCGGCATTGACCGTCACACCCGTAGTTTTGATGACCGGGATACCTCTGCGATTGACATACTGAAATGGGAATACTGCCATAGCATACCTCCTTTCCGTATTAACCCCAGAATCCGCCGTTGCCGCCGAGTCCGAACGCGGCACCGAAGCCCAGCCCGTATTGGGCGGCTACGCAGGCGGGCATCGCGTACACCTGCGGATTGGGAACCACGGTCGTAGGCGGCAGGCCGCACTCGATCTTTGCCAGCCGGTTGCTCAGATCGCCGATCGCAGCGTTGATGGGCGCTACGGCCTGGGCCTGCGACTGCATGATCGTCGCCGTCTGATGTTCTTGGGAGAGCTGCCCGGCCAATGCCGCGCTCTTGGCACGCTCGGCGTCGAGTTTGTTCTGCATCTCACGCATCTCGAGGGCACAGAAACGGTCGTTGATGACCTGCGTCTGGGCATCGATCTTCGAGCCGAGGGCATTGAACTGCGTGTTGGCGTTGCTCGTCAGGGTGTTGGTCTGATTGAGCGTTGCGAGCTGGCTTTCGTAGCCCTGGCGCTCGATGGCGGTGCGGACATCGCAGCAGCAGGAGGCCATCTGCGAAAGCACCTGTGCGTTGCCGGACTGCACGGCATTGATGATCTGCTGCGCCGAGAGGCCCGACTGTGCCTGGATGTTGCACAGAGCGGTCTGAATCTGCTGTACGGAACAGTTGAGCGAAGATGCGAGCTGGTTGATGGCGGTGCCGTTTCCCTGAATGGCATTCATCAGCAGCTGACGCCCTGCGTCGCCGTTCAGCTCGGCGGGAAGATTCGAGAGTCCGTTTCCGCGACCGCCGAAGCCACCCCATCCGTTGCCGCCCCAGAGAGCCCAGAGCAGGATCATCCACATCCACTCCCAGCCGTAGCCATTGCCGTAGCCGTTATTGCGGTTGTTTCCGTTCATCAACGCGGCCACGAGGTTGCCGTCCATTGCGCCACCGTTGTCGAACACTAAAGTTTTTTCGTTCATTGTTTTAGACTTTTACATTGTTGCGTCCGTTCGGCGGACGCTGCCGTTGAGCTCACAATGCAAAAATCGACATGAACGATGGGAGAATCAATCGTATCAGTCGCAGGTGGGACGGAGTTTGGACGCAATACGGACGAGGAGCATTTCGAACATTTTACCGCTTTGTTTGCGACGAAGATCGAATTGGGAAATCATCTTCTCTATGGGCCGTCGTGAGAAGTTCATCAGCGAGGATATGACCGGGGCGTGAAATCCCTGCCTCCAGAGGAAATAGACCAGTAAATACCTGGCATCCACGATCTCGGCGTTTTTGGCTTTGGATAGTATTCGCTCTTCCGAAATCTCCGTTTCTTGCGATACCGTGCCGAGAATTTGTCGGTAAAGTTCAGATTTGCACATATAGGATATTTCTCTTACCTTTGTTCACTCTCTTACCAAATAAAAATAAGTGCCAACACACTTGCAAAGGCTTTACAGCCCCTGTCGTGGTGTGTTGGCACCTTTATTATTAGCGGAAGGTAAGAGAGACGCTAATAAAGGCAGGGGCTTTTTTTACGCCCACCCCTGACGGGCGAAAGCTGTTAGAACAGATACTTTTTCAATGTCGGCCAAAGCAGGTAGAAGTAGATTGCCCCGACGGGAATCAACCCGGTTGCGAACAAGTTGCTGCTTTCGACCTGGCAATAGTAGAGTGTTCCTATCCCACCCACAATACAAACGAATGAGAAGAAGGCAAGGAAAAGCAGTCCGATTTTTTTAATTGTTTCCATAATTATAATTCGTTAAAAAGTTATTTCCGCCATAAATCCATACTTATGCTTCCTTGAACATAGGGGCCGTTATCGCGTGGGTCCCAGCCGAGGGATGTCGTGATATTGAACCTTCCGATGTTTCTGTGAAGTTGCCCTCCGATCCATACGCCACCCGTGCGATTAACGTAATAGACGCCTGCGGCAGGCCCGAGTTGCCATCGGTAGGGCGTTCGGATTATTTTCTGCTGCGTGATAGTACGTCCGTATGTTTCGATGTGTTCAAGGGTAGGGTGGCAGTCGCCCAGGGCTATTCCGCTCACTATGGCGAAGTAGCTGCTGTCGCGATATTCCCGGCGTTCGAATGGCAGCTGTACCGGCACACTGTCCCGGTTGGGATTTATTGTTACGGTGGTAAAGGTGGTATCCGCTGGGGCGAACAACCATTTCGGCACCTCTACCGAAATAGCCGAGGACAGTATTTTATGCGGTTGCGGTCTTTCGAAGTAGGCCGTATCGATTCGAGTATGCTCGATGATACGGACATCGACGGATCGCCTGCCGAGCCACCATCCGACAAGGAACAAGCCGGTCAGAAGGAGAATCAGGATTATTTTCCGCAGTACCATAATGAGTACGAGCTATCAACCGTTGATGAACAGGTCCCAGCCGGCCATCACGTCCGTCATGCAGGCATCAACGCCATTTTCTACGCGCGACATAGCTGCGACTATCGGGATCATCACATCGCGGTTGGTTGCCGTGATCCGTCCGTTTTCCGGGACGCCGGACAATTCGGATACCGTACGGATATATGCTTCCGTGTCATTCTCGCTCGGGGGTGCCCAGCGTGAAATCGTCTTCCGAATGGTGTCGAGCCCGTATTTACGGCTGTAAGTGTTCAGGCATTTGAACATCGCGCGGTATCCCCACGCCATAGATTCGAACTGCTTGAACGCAGCGTCGCGGGAAGGTTCCACCTCTCCCTTCCAATGGGTTCCGTCCTTGCGGATATTCCCGGGATTGTTGTTACGAAGTCCTCTGGTCATTTTTTTGTGCTGTTTAATATGTTTTCTACATCTTCAGGATTTACATTGAGCTTGCGGGCTATTTCTCCGGTCAATGCTTTTCGAAACAGACGTAAGAATGGAAAGTTCGGACTGATGATTAAAGCGTTGCCACAGCTCGACCATGCTTCTGTCAGGCAAATGGCAGAACCCAGGATCACGGTCGTAATCTTCGTTTCGATACCTCCTGTCGTAACGAATTTATCGATGAAAACGAATACTACGATCAGATTGAAGTAAACTGCCAGCTTGAATGTCGTAGCCCGCAGGAGTTCTGACAGGATAAATTCTCCGCGCTTTCGAGCGACGCATATTCCAAACAAAGCGTCGAAGGCTACGGCAATAAGCACCCCATAAAGTACGAGCTGATACCCAGCGAAGAAATTCACGATAACGATCAATAGTCCTATAAGCCATCCTTGCACGGTCATAAGTGCTTCGGACAGCTTTGTAGCAATACCTTCCAACACCTTTTTCGTTCTATTAAATATTTTGTCCATAGTTATTATGTTCACGCTATGGGAATGTACTACCGTTGGTATTTCTCAAATCTTTGTCCAGGTCGTATGGTCGGTATCTTTCTTATATACATATCCGTTTTGAATACGTAATCCGGCTT